ACCCTCACCAGCTGGGCTGATGAGGGGAAGGAAACGCACCACCCTGCAAGGTGGACTTTTCAGAACTAGCAATCTGAGAATAGCGACCTCCCTGACAATCGGCAACAAAAATAACGCCCTTGGGCGATGGGTATTCTGCAGCCTAAATTTATTATGGCACAATTTAGCAAATGGAAGCTGCTACGCGCAGCAGAGGATGCCCGCGAACCGCTCGGGCTGAAGGCGACATCTCTCAACCTGTTGCGATCAATGATTGCGCTGATTCCGGTCGATACTCTGGGCGCGGCACCGGACCAGCATATCTGTTTCGCATCGAACCAGACGCTGGCGGCGCGGGCGCACGTCAGCGTTCCGACGATTGAGCGGCACGTTTCAATCCTGGTCAACGCCGGTCTGATCAAGCGCGCAACCACAATGAACGGCAAACGCTGGGCACGCAGGGACGGGCAGGGCAGGGTGGTCACGGTTTCCGGCCTCTCACTGGCTCCCCTGTTCGAGAAATACGCGGAGCTGGTACAGATAGCCAAGGACCACGCAGAACGCCTGTTACGGCTTGATGTGATACGCGACCGCTGCAAACTTCTTTTGGCCCGCCTCAGCGGCGCTGAGGGGCTGCTACAACGCGCTAGAAACATTCTCCGCCGTCGCGCGGATGAGGAAACCTTGAACGATCTCTATATAGAGCTGACCAGCATTTTGAGGGACAGCGACACGCCTTTTGAGGGGCACAAAGAGACTAAATCTATTCCGTCTGTAAAAGATAGCGAGATTGAGGAAACCTTCCCAAGGCTGTGCGCCGAGATCCGCACAGCCCGATCGACAGGGGATTGCCACGATAGAATGGATCAGATCGCCTCTGAACTGCACCTAGGATCGACCTGGGCAGCAGCGAAAGCCAAAGGCCCAGCCGTTGCATTCATGCTGCTAGGGTACATCTTGCAGAGAATAGAACGGATCAACGTCCCAGGCGCGTATTTGCGCGACCTCTTGCAACGCATTGAACAGGCAAACGACGGCTGGAAACTGCTGATGCAAAAGGCACAGTAACCACGGTTATGTTAAATATCGCTACACATCGCCCAAAGGTTCGGTTTTCCATATCCGTTTCCAACCGGCAGGCCGACGAACCATAATCTGGCCGAGATCGCCCGGATGCGGAGACCGGCACGAGATCACCATATGTTCCGCTGTCCTGCATTTGCGCAAGGGAATGGCGGGATGTGGACCGGGTGCTTATCGCCAACAACCTCAGCCAAGTCTCTGGCGAGATAGTGAACACAGCGACGGCAGAGCGTGCAGCATCGCGGAGATTGCGGAACGGCTTTGCGGGGTGCGCTCTGACTGGTGGTGCAGATGCGGGAATGAAGCGCACAATACAAATAGAACAATAGCCGAAAACGTGAAAAGTAATTACACACTTCTGTTGACTTGATTACACACTTATGTGTAGTATATACCTATGAACAGCAAAGAATTGGAGAAGATCCTAAAGCGCCACGGATGCACCTTCGAAACACACAAGGGCGGAAGTGGACACAAGACGGTTCGGCTAGGCAATAAGACTTCACAACTGCCAATGCACGGCTCAAGAAAAGAGATAGGAACCGGACTTTACAACAAAATCCTCAAAGACCTCGGCCTTAAATAAGGCCGGGGTCACCCACAAAGGAAACGCAAAATGTTCTACGCTCTTATCTTCACCCCTGACGACAACGACACATTTCTGGTGACATGCCCGGATCTGCCAGAAGTCACCTCATTTGGTGACAACATGGACGAAGCCAAAGCCAACGGTCGCAATGCTGTTACGGAAGCGATTGCTGCGCGCATGGATGTATTCCAGGATATCCCCCAGCCCACGTCTAGCGATGGCGCACAGATACCATTGGCACTCAGTGTAAAGCTTCAAATATATTGGGCGCTCTCCGAGGCCGGAAAAACACGCGCCGACTTGCAGCGCATGACTGGTTGGTCGCGAACCAAGGTTGAACGACTGTTCAATCCAAACCACGAAACTAAGCTGGCGCAGATTGAAGAGGCATTCGACGCGCTGGGGCTGCGGGCTGAAATCGTAGCTGAGGCGGCATGAAAATTGCCGCCTCGCATGGTGGTTAGATCAGCGAATGCCGTGGCTCATAATTTGATATGAACAGCTCTGCGGCGTCCGTCGCACCGCCGCTGGCAACGGTATATTTTAGCGAGACCTCTTCGAAACGGAATGCAGAGAACAGCTCCCTGATCTCTGGCCGATCATTGATCGACAGCAGAAACTTTCCTTTAATGCCACCCAGAATGGTTGCGATCTTTTCAAATTGCGAACGATCAAATAGCCCCTTGCCGTAGTCATCCTCGCCACCCCAATAGGGCGGATCAAGGTAGAACAGGGTTTCCGGCCCATCGTATCGGCGGACAAGATCAGCCCAGTCCAGGTTCTCAAAAACCACATTTTCTAACCGTTCATGTGCGGCTTCAAGAATGGGTTCCAGACGGCTCAAACTGAACCGGTTTGGCCGATCAGGGGAGACACCAAAGACATTACCAACCTTTCCGCCGAAAACCTGCCGTTGCAGGTAGAGAAACCGAGCCGCGCGCTGGAGATCCGTAAGGGTGCCGGGATCGACTTGCCGAAGTCTCTCAAATTCCCGACGCGATGCGATCTGGAACCGCATTACATCCATCAACTGCGGATAGTGCTGCTGAAGTATGCGGAACAGATTGGTGACCTCACCGTTGAAATCATTCGCGACTTCCAACTGCGGCTTCCAGCCGCGACGCAGAAAAACGCCGCCCATCCCGACAAAAGGTTCGGCGTAGGTTTTGTGGTCTACCGCTTCAATTCGCTCGATAATCTTGCCGTGGAGCGCCTTCTTTCCGCCAAGCCACGGGGCGACGGGTGCGGCAGGCCGCACTTTTTCCATTGTATTCATTGGAGATTCCAGAATAGAAAACGCCCGCTCTCGCGAGAGACGGGCGGCTTTTTCTGGACGATAAGTCGGTGCGGTTTGATTGCAATCTTATGGCCGCATGGGAGAGGGTGTTGGTAGCACCCGATCCCCCCGCCCGATAAAGCGGAGAGACCTCTATCTTAGTTTCAATCCGATTGCTAGATCTCAGTCGGTTGCGTGTTGAAAAAATGATCCGCCGAGGGCTATCGCGGGCCGGTCAGCTCCGCGATATCTTCCAGCTTCCCCGCGTTACATCGCGCGGTGTAACGCCAGCCTAGGGCCAGCTCCGCAAAGCCGCCCTCTGTTCGCGCGCCCTTCACCGGCTCAGCGCAAGGTGTGGTCAGCTCCCCAGGTATGGGGCGCTCTACATAAAACGGCTCAGGATCTGGCAGCAGCCAGCTACAGCCGGTCAAAGGCATCGCCAAGAAAATCAGACAATGGCGCATCGTATCCCTCCCGTTCCCGCAGGCTGCGCAGATCCGCATCATGCGTGCGGCGATCCTCCTGCATCCGTTTGATATGGGCGTTGAGCACATCGGCGGTCTGCCGTGCGTCATCGGCCTGCCGCTCCGCCACCCGCAGGCGGCGCGTGGCTGCGTCCAGATCCTCGCGCAGGTGCCCATTGCGCCAGACCAGGTATGAGGACACGCCCGCAAACAATAGCGCCAGGCACAGGCCCCCGATCGCGACCCACCGCATCATGCTGCAGCTCGCACGTCAGGCAGGCGCTCGCGGATCATGTCGCGCAGACGCTCGCCAACCACCAAGGGATCGCCGGGGGCGGACATTCCGGGCAACCAGGTGATGTCCCATTTCCAGCGCTGGCGCACGCCGAATATCGGCTGAATCTCAGCATGGGTCGGCATGCCGTAGACATTGATCGGAATCCAATACTGGACGCTGTATTCCGCAGACCACCGGCAGAACGCATCAAGCTGGAGCGGTGTGATTGGCGCGGACCCACGATCAAACGGGCGCTCGTTTGCGCCCGCCATGGCGTCCATTCCGTGCCCGATCGCACCGGTGTTGAACATGCGGGTGTGGGATGCCGCGCGACCGACAGCATAGGTTGCCTGCGCCACTGGCGGAAACACGCCCTGCACCCGTTGCCCGCAATGCGTGACCAGCGAGTTATAGGCGCGGCGCTCCATTTCGATGACGCCCTTGGCTCCGGCGGTCCAGTGCATATGCACCCGGTGCAATCCGCTCTTGTGGAACAGATCAGTGATGGTGCTGCCGTTGTGCGCCTCAAGAGCGGCCCGACTGGCCGCTGAGGTGCGCGGCCCCCTGCGTCCGTCTATCGGCCCAGGGTGAAAGCCCAGAGCGGCGCAGCGGGCCTGAATATCACGGGTGGTGAGTTTCATGGATCTTTGTCCTCCTGTGGAACTCTCGCGGCGGCACGAACCAGCTGCATCAGCAACCGACCAACCGCGTTTGCCTCAACCCCCAGCGCCAAGAGGCCGGGAACCAGATAGGCCCAAAGCGGCGGATCTTTGGCCATGATGTTGAAAGCGAAATCTGCGATGAAAAGAGCGATGATCGAGACAATCGAAACCGCCCGTATCCAATTGAATTTGTGGTGCAGCTCAGCCATGGCCGCTCCACCGAATAAGCACCCAGACCAGCAGGAAGATCGCGCTACCTGCGAGACTGCTGGGGGCCATGGCCACGGCCAGAACCATCGGGACGGAAGCGTGATAGAGATCTTGCCGAATGCGAGGGTTCTTCAGAAACCGGGGCAGCGCCTGTTTTGCGAAACGATGAACAGACAAGGGTTCATCCTTTCTGCATCAAGTGGTGATTGTGCAGCGCAACTGCGCCCGTCATGACCGCAACAGCCCAAATGGGAAGCGTCGCGCCCTCAGACCACAGCCAATAGACCAGAGCTGAGGCGACCAGCGCTTTGACCGTCAGGCCTCCGTTGACGCCCAGACGGTCGAACAGAACCCGCATAAACGGATTGGCCTCCCGATTGCCGGGACGGGCAAGCGCGCGTTTGGTGGTGATGACATCGCCCAATTGGGCCAGGACGAACACGATGATTGCAATCGTCATTGCAGCTATCCTTCATTGCTTTGTGAGGGGGGTGTGCCGTGCAGGCAGATGCCGCGCGCCGGTTGGCGCGCAGCAGTTTTGGCACGGGTCCAAGAGGGCCAGCGCGTGCGGTGTCAGATTTTCAGGAAAAGTGGGGCGGCGTCAGAACAACGCCCAGTGTCAGGCGAGGATTTCAGGAACGCGATTGGCGTCGATCAGCCCGTTATTGACGAAATAGCCTAGGCTGGCAGTGACGTCTTCTGCGTCAAGATCCACGTTTTCGATTAGATCCAGCATGGCAAGCCAGTCCTCAACCACCGGATCGGTCTTACCTGCGGTGCGAATGCCGACGCGCTCAGCAGTCGTGAGGCGCTGAAAGAACACCAGTTTCGGCAGGACGCGCGGTGCGACCGGCACAACCGGATCAGGGGCGGCGGTTTGAGGCCAGGCGAATGACTGACCGTCCTGTGTCGTCATCCCCTCCTGCACGCTGCTGATCACTTCTGTGTAGCCACCGTGCAGGGCGGGGTGAATGACGCCGTCCAGATGGTCCAGCACCTGAACAACCGTGCCATTGGCGATTTTTGCATAGGCCATGAGAGCCTCCTTAGTAAATGAGTGCGAATTGCAGGATGATCAGGCCGTCGCCGCCCCAACCGTAGCCCTGTGCCGAGCCATAGTTGTATCCGGTTGCACCACCGCCACCAGCGTTGCCGCCGTGGCCTGGAATGCAGTATTGAGCGCCGCCACCACCGCCGCCCAACAAACCACCGTTGCCCGCCAAAATCTGGGCGTCAGCAGCACCGTTGCCAAATGCCGCAGCGCTGCCACCGCCACCGCCTGGACCGCCGTTGCCCGCGTTTGTGCTGGCGCGGGATGTCGAATAATCGCAGGCGGCAGATCCACCACCGCCGCCACCGCCAAAGAGGATCTGGTTAGGTTCAAGAATTGCAGTGCCCTGACCGTTGCCCGCCCGAGTGGTAGCCTGTGACGCATTGCTATAGGCAACGGCTGCCGCGCCAACGCCGCCAGCGCCCAGCAATCCACTGCCGCCGTTGCCGCCATGCGAATACCCGGTGGCGGCGGGGGTGCCTGAACAGCCGGGTCCAGCGGTGCCAGATCCGCCAGCCGAGCAATAGTTGCTGTCCGGCTCTGCGCCGTCATAGCTGATAGATGCTCCAGATCCACCGCCATGATCAATGCCGTCGCCGCCCTTATGGCCGTTGCCAAGCCCACCGGGGGCAGGCGCAGCGCCACCCCCTCCACCGCCGCCGATGGAATTACCCAAAACGCCAGCACCGCCGGAGCCGCCGCGCCGGTTGATGTCACCACCGACGCCCATGCCACCCGCAGAGAATGCGGCAAGGCCGAGATTATCCGCGTCATTGAAGCCCGAATTGCCGCCGGTTGCGGAAAGCAATGCCCCGAAGGACGATGTGCCGCCGACGCCCGTATATGTCTGGGCACCGAGGCCGATAGTCAGCGAAACAGCCGCGCCAATCGTCAGAGCGGACAGCGGGATCTCGGACAAGGCAAGACCACCAGCTGCGCCGCCAAATCCGTTACCGGCGCCGCCGCCGGTTCCGCCAGCACCGCCAGCCCCATACACATGCGCGCGGATTGGCACGTCAGGATCAATGTTTTCAGGCACGATCCAGTCGAATACACCGGCCTTGCTGAAGATCGCGATTTCGTTAAAGCGACCAGTGCGGGCGCTTTGCGCCCCTGTGATAATACGTCCCAATGTTCGTTCTCCTAAGATTTTGGGTTACGCCAGAGCCTCAAGGCCCCAGGCGAATGCGTTGATAGCCGCTGTATCGCTGAAGGCGGACACGGCCATATTTTCGGGCAGGATCACGCCGCTACGCTCCAACAGCGCCCCTTTGTCCAAGGTCGCCATGTCGAAGATATCGGCGTCGGTCGGCGCGACATTTGCCGCGTGGATGTAGAATTTGACGAGGGCGCGATCTTGCGAGGTGTTCACAGCCGAGACGTTCAAGTTCAGCAGCTTACCTGCCGGGGTCGCGATGATTTCGGGGGTGTTGACCCCATCAAGAGTGGTTTTTGCAAATGGCATAGGGCTTTCCTTTTTCTACTGAGAGGCCACAAACAGGCTGAAAAACTGAGTGGATTTGAGGGCGGTATCTTGGAACTCCAAGGCCGCTTGGCGGACGTCGTCTTTCACAGCGACGATTGCGGCAATGGCCTCGGCCTGCGCTTGCGAAAGCTGCACCTTGGCCTCTGCACCTGCCGCCATGACTTCGGCGATGGTGACCCGGCCACCGATGCGGTCCAGAGCCGTTGCCAGCATTGCAAGATCCTCTGGACCGGCACCGTTTGCCGCCGCTTCGATCTTTTGGTTGAGGGCCTGTGCGACCAGTTCAAGTGACATTTCAGGTCTCCTTTAGATGTCCAATTTCAAGAGGGCGCGCACCTTGTGCTGTTGCAAAAGGCGCACGATTTCAGCGTTGTCAGAGAGGGTTTGCGCCGATTGAGTTGCAGAGGCGGCGGCGGCTTGTGCCCCCGTCTCTGCGGCTTCAGAAGCGATACGGGCAGTCTCAGCGGCAGCGCGGTCGGCGCTGGCAGCGTCGGCCTGCCCGCGCGCCAGTGAGACGGTCTGATCTGACAGAAAGTCGTGGTAGTCCTCCAAGGTGCCGACACCACCACGGGACTGCCGCCAGACCTCAAAGACGCTTGGCCCGGTGAGGCCCGTATCGCCCTTGTCGCCCTGCACCCCTTGGATGCCCTGCACACCTTGCGGCCCAACTGGACCAACCGGTCCCACCTCGCCCTGAGGGCCACGGGGGCCTTGAATACCCTGTTGGCCCACCGGCCCCTCAGGGCCGCGCAGGGGACCTGCGTTGTCCCACTCGGCGTTGATATCGTCCCAGACCCAGATATCGCCCTGCACAGACCAGGCATCGCCCGCTGTGCCCGATCCGGGCAGAGCCGCAACATCGGCCAGCGTGCCCTTGATGTTCAGACCTGCGCCGGTGTCGCCTTTGTCACCCTGCACACCCTGTTCGCCTTGCTCACCTTGGATACCCTGTTCGCCCCGGATGCCCTGCTCGCCACGTTCCCCTTGCACCCCTTGCTCACCTTGGATGCCGCGCTCGCCATGGACGCCTTGCGGCCCCTGAATCCCTTGTTCGCCGCGTATGGCCTGCAAGAAGTCATCCACCGTCCCTGCGTTGCCCTGATCAAGCCAGAGCTGATATGCAGTGGCGCTGAAGGTGGAAAACACCGTTTTCCATGTTGCCCGCGTTGCGTTCAGCTCTTCAATCAGCCGGTCAAAGTATCCAATCAGTCGGATACTGAGGCCATGCGTCGGGATAATGGCATAGCCCAATCCACCGCCTTGGCCCTCAATCGGTTCGACAAGACGCAGCTCAGTCGCGCTGACCACTGCGTCAATTTCGACCAATCCGGGCACGCCCTCGATCACTATCGCCCAGCCGGATTTTTGCTCGATCCAATTGGTGCCGGTGCCCTGAATGGTGTTGCTGCCCTGGGCGATTTCGACCGTGCCCGTGCGATACCACGTCATGCTATTGTCCTTTCTCGGGAGGTTGCGGCCATGTGACGTTTCCGACGTCGGTGATGGTGGCGGTAAGATCGCGGAGCGCCTTGCGGTATTTGCGCCAGGCACGCCGGTATGCCCGACGTGATCCCCAGACCTTCAGATCAATCGGAACGTCCGGCATCTGCGTGAAATCACTCGCCGCCAACAGCTTGTTGCGGCGCTGCCTGATCGCGACCATTTCAGCGTGCAGATCCAGTGGCGGGGTGAAAGGCACCAACTGGCCCTGATGCACACGCACCCGCGAAAGATCCCGAAGGGAGGTCAATTCGGCCTCCCCGGCGAGATCCAGAGCAAGGGTTTTTTCCCCCGGCTCCAGCTGCCCCCCGATCGCTTCAGCGGGGCAGACAGTGATTTGCCTGATTTCGCCGGTGTCTTTGCAGTAGATCGCAAAGCGCTTGGGCTTTTTGTGGCGGTTCTCGCTCATCTCTGCCTCTGAAAAATGATCATGTCACACCGCCGGACCACCCGCCCCTCTGGATAGGCGGATATGTACCGGGTGATGCCAGGATTGATGGTTGTTGTGACGACTTCGGTGCCATCGGCGGCAGCGACCTCACCATCGCCGGTGGTGCCGTCACCAACTGAGGACAGAAGATTATTTTTCCCGCCTGCGGTTTGCTCTTTGTAGATCTTCACGCCCGCAAACCGCGCGGCAGAACCGCTGTCATCCTGACAATCATAGAGCACCTGGATGATCAGCGTGATTGGCTCATCATGGGTGTTCCTGATCTGGATCCGCTTGTAGCCGGTGCCGCCCGTAGCCTCGTAAAAGGTGGTGGCTGCGTTTTCTGCGATCTGCCGGGTGTCAACCGCCTTGCCCTTGATGTGCAGGGTGTCAACGGCGAGGGCCTTGATCTTTGCGCTGGAGATAGACGCGTTTCGGATCACCGCATCACGGATGTAGACCTTGCCGCCTGAAATCAGGAAAGGCGACACGGCCCCTCCGCCTGAGCTGCTGGCCACGACAAAGCGGTCTGCCTGCACCGTGAAGGTGGTGGAGACGGATCCGTTGATCAACTCCGACACCAGACCAAAGCCGGTCACGACGCCGTTGTTGTTGACCTGGACGCCGTATGTGCCTTTGACCCCATCGACCGAGGATTGCACCTGGTTGACGGTCGTGGTCAGGTTATCAAGGGTACTGGTGACCGAGGTTGTCGCCGCCGAAATAGCCGAGTTGGTCTGAGCGATGGTGTAGTAGTCAGCGTTCAGCGTGGCGGAGACCCCTGCGATTTCACTTCGCAAAGATGTACGCGCTGCCGAGATCGCAGAATTGACCTGCGCGATCGTGTAATAGCTGGTCGACAGAGAGGCGGAGACGCCATCAATTTCGGCGGTCAAAGACGTCCGCAGCATCGCGAGTGCGGAATCCTGCATTGCCGCAGTAATGTAGTTCTGCACCAGATCAGCGCGGACCCCATCCATCTCCGACGAAAGCGCCTCTGTCTTCTCATTCACCTCCCCCTCAATTCGGGCGGTTTCCAAGAAACCGGAAACCCGGTTTTCCAGACCCACCTGCGCCAACTTTTCCAGCGCGTAGGTCATGTTGCCATTGAAGTCGTTCAGCGCTGAGACGGCCACGCCATCCACGTACTGCCACACCTCTTCTGACAGATCGTCCGGCCCGAGCCGAACATCATTGGTGTTGACCTCATACCAGGCCGACCAATCAACATTGACCTCATCAGCAACCCGCAGACTCACAAAGTAGGTGTGCCCCGGCAGGATGCCCTGAGTGATCAGAAAGGTGTCGCCAACATCCATGGCAACGCCGTCAGCAATACGGGTGCCCGCAAAGTCGAACACCCGCCATTCGATCCCCTCGACAATGGGGATCTGCGAGACCTCGATTGCAGCCCGGCGCGGGTTGCCGTCACTATCCAAGATATCGACGGGGGCAACGCGGACGCCGTTCAGAATGAACAACACCGGCGGCGTCAGTTGGGTCACCCCGTCCGGCACTGGCAATTCATCATCAGTTGACCAACTGTGGTCAGCCGGGTCGACCTCGCGCACCTCAACCGAGGCCAACAGATCGTGCGGGTGGATTACCTTTTTCTCGATCGAGAAATGCTTGCCGTCATATTGGTTGTGCTCAGAGGTCCACGAAACCACCGACAAGGGCGAGAGATGCGCGAAATCCGGGGGGAGTGTGAAGCTGTGCAGCACATCGCGCTGCGCATCCTCAATATAGGCTTTCCCCACCCGCTGCACCTGAAGCGGGAAGGGACACGCCGACAAGGAAAGATCCTCTGACAGCCGCCGCCCCTCGTGCTGCGCCTCCAGCTCAGGGCGCAAGATACGCTCCGCCTCACTGACTTCCCACGCAATGGCCGGGTTCGGATACTTCAGCGTCAGACTGTTCATGCTGTCTGCCAAGCCCGCAAACGGCGTCAGAGACATCGGCGCATCAACAATCAGATCATCATCCGTCAGGAACGCAGACGGCACCTGAGGCGCGCCCATGCGCACGTACCATGTGCCTCCCTCTTCAGCGAGATCGCCGGTGCAGGCGTCCATGAACCGCTCCAGAACCTCAGCCGGTTCTGTCTCAGCGATTTTGATTTCAAAGCCACCACGGAACTGCGGCTCTTCATTTTCATCTTTGGTGGCGATCAGCCGATCGGCCTCATTCATGGCAGCGGACCAAACCGACAGCGGAAGGTCTGCAAGACTGGCCTCGCCGCCCCAGCGGGTGCCATCGGGAAATTCAAACCCACGAAGGACGGAATATGCCAACAGTGCGAGATTATCAGAATGCATCACCTCGCCGACGCGGGGGTCGAGAAGCGGCAAGCCGCGCAGACCGAAGCGCATGCGGGGGAGGCCCGAGAAGACCTTAGCGTCGTGCGTGAATTCAACGATCACATAACAGCGCCCACGACCGACCATTTCAGCGGTCCACGGAAAGTCGGGATCGGTGCCGTAGTTCCGCTGCATCATGACGGGGGCTTTGGTTTGCGATCCGTCAAAATAGGTGACGGTCACAAGCCCTTTGAAGCTGTCCGGTTTGGAGGTGACGGTTTTGCCGTGCTTGATTTTGCCGTCCAGCTTCAGTTTCTCGCCATTGACAAACACATGTTCCAGCGAGTGTCCGGGCATGCCAGCCAGATCGATCACATAGGTCAGCACCTTGAGGCGGTCACCGCGCGAAAGAGGCGGGCAAACCCATGTGCCGGCAGTGCCGTAGTAGCCGAGAATAAAGCTTTCAGAGTTGGTGCCGCCGGTTAGGGTCACCTCTGTCTGAATGCCAGAGTTTTGCCCCTGCGCTTTGCGCATTTTTGACTTGGCAATCATGCTCATGGCCGAGCCGATCGCGAGTTGGAGCAACGCCGAGCCAACAACACCAAGTGTGCCCACGAAAGCGGCAACGGCCTGGAAGGCGGCGATTACTGGCGCGGCGTCAGCAGGCCCTGACGACGCCAGCAGATACACCAAGGCCGCAAGAAACAGGTTCTTCATACCCGAAACCCTTTCAAACCAGCTTCCAAGGAAACGCGACCAAGCCCGTTCCTTTGCAGAACGAATATTGATGGCCCCTGCACAACGCCGAGGGCATCCTCTCCCCCCTCCCCTTCGACCAAGGCGAGATCCCCGACACCGGCTTTAAGTGGCGGGATTTCTTCAAAATGACGGATCACCAAGGCAGTGAGATCCGCCACCCCCTCAGAGCGCAACAAGGCCATGCCTTCTGCGACTGTGCGATAGCGGCCGGCATATTCTGCGGCGAGATCTGCGCCGGTCATTGCCTTCACAGCACCGGCGGCAAACAAGGCGCAATCATGCGCCCCTGGCCGAAATTTCTGCCGGGAGACCGAAGCCAAAAAGCCGCAAAGATTTGAACGCCATTGGCTATGGCGCTTAATTGATTGGGTCATTCCCGCCTCAATTTTTCAGATTGTGGAGTTTCAGTTAATCCCGATGCCGCCACCGGCCCCAGAAGACAGGGACAGCGCCGGAGACATCCGCATATTGAAAAAACTTGTCGTCTTCGCGTTTGGACTGTGCAGCCTGCGACTTGAGGACTGGCGCTTTGCGCGTCAATAAACGGGCATTGGAGACCAGGTTCAGCTTCACCAGCGCGTCCCCGCCAGCCGCCCCGATTTCCTCAGGTGCCCCATCAATGACGCCGCTGAACACTCTGTGCAGACCAAGCTGTGCGCCGGTCTCTGGATCGAAGACCACCACATAGATCTGAACACGCGCGAAGCGCACATCACGCGCACGCACCAATGCGCGCACCTCTGGAGAAAAGGCCGCAAGGTCCAGGCCATAGTTCTGGATCACCAACCCCGCCTCTGAGGTGAAGGCTTTGAGCTGCTGAATGTTCCCGGCACCGAAGAACGCGCGGATCTCGCCATCGATCTCAAATTGCTGATGATCCCGACCATCCCAAATACCAAGCGGCTTTGGGTCGCCGGTCAGATGCTCTTTCGCTTCAACCCACATCAAGACACGGTTGTGTTGGTCCCTGCGTTGGGAAACTGGCCAGCTCATCGGTACGTCTGCCTCCACTTGAATTCAAAGCCGCCGTCGTATCCTGGCAGTCTTTCGATAGGGGTATAGGAATCGGGCACGTAAGAGGCTTTGCAGACAGGACTGCGCAGCGTGACGACCTGCCCGACTTCCAGGCCAATCGGCAAGAACGGCAAAACCCTAAGCTCGCACTTTGGTGTATTGCCTGCGAAAGTCCCGCCGCGCTGGATACGCGCCAGGAAATGCCGGACGGGATCAGCGCCATACTCGATCGACAACAGATCACCGGGCCGCAGCTCAAATCCTGCCGGGAGACCGCGCAGAACCAACTTGCGGCGATCCCCCAGGTCGAAGGAATGCACGGTTGCGATACTGTTGCCCTGAAGCGTGCCCAGCTTGTCAGACTGCGGCCCTCTGCGCTTTGGGTCGCTGACCAGAAAACGTGCGCCGCCATGGCGGATCTCATCCATGAGTGCTTTAATTTCGTCCTGCGCATCATGGCGATTGAGCGTTACAGCCGCCTTGCCCTGCCATAGCACGTCGCGGCGGCTGGCCCTGAGAACCTCACCGCTGCCGGTGCCTGTCCCTGTCTGATCATCGGGCAAATCAAAGGTGATCGCCCGAAGGCGCAATTTGTTCCAGAACTCTGACAGCGCGAGGGGTGGTTGATTGCTCATGTGTAGCGATCCCTTGGTCTGTGGTTGATCTGCTGGACCTTCCGCGGCAAGGCGCGATCCGCGTTTTCAGCCGCGCGTGAAATCTTCTGATCCGTCTGCAAACCGATCTCCGCGACGATCTTGCCGTCATCGCTCAGCCGCATGGCGGATTGGGACAGGCGGACAACCACCTCTTGCGTTTGCACTTTGGAAAGATCAGAGGACGCCGAGGCCCCCGCCGCTTTGCCTGCAGCAGTCACCATCATGCGCGAAAGATCGTGGGGAATAACCCGCGCACCACTGGGCAGGTTGATCAGCTCGCCACCTTCCTCAAAGACCTGCGCGATACCTCCGGGGTGGTTCATGGTGCCAGACGCATAGGAGGGAACTTTGAAGATCGACCCCAGAAGCGATCCAAAGATCTTGCCGCCGCCGCCCCCGAAACTGAACAGGCTCATCATCAGCCGCTGAATGCCGCTGGCAATGAGATCCTGCGCCATCCGCTGGAATACGCCCCGCATGGCATCGCCAAGGCTCTTGCCCTGAACGATTGCGCCTGCAAGTGAATCGGAAAATCCTTTGACCTTTTCTTTTAGGTACTTGAACGGCTCACTGAGCTTTTCCTTGATGGACTTGCCGCTCTTTCCCTTGCCAGCACCACCGCCGCCGCCATCACCAAGCTTATCCAGCTCCTGCTGTAGCCGGGTCGTGGCCTCCGACGTGCTGTCAATATCCCCTTCGGTTTCCTGCATCGCCTCGCGCAACGCATCGATGCTGGTCAACGGCGCTGTAGCCATATCAAGGAAAACATCGCTTGCGGCGCGGGCGGCTGCCGCGCTGGTGTCGATACCAGCTGCAACAGCTTCGAGACGATCCGTCCTACCGCCAAAGTCGCTCGTTCCCTGCGCCGCGTCATAGGCATCCTGCGCCGCCTGGCCCACTCCCGCAGCTTTACCGGCAAACGGATTATCGACACCCCCGAGCCTGACTTCCCCCACCAGTCCGACTGACAGAGACCCGCCGCCAGCCCATGACGGTAGTTTTGCAAGGGCGCTGTTCAGACCGGATATGAACTTGTTGATGCGGCTCACCACCGCATTAATCATCTCCTCGACACCATCAATGACCGAGTTTGCGGCCTGAAACATGAAATCGCCAAGGGCCTGGGGGATGCCCTGAAATGCGGTCTTGAAAGCTTCAGCAGCGCCAATGCCGGAATCAACAATGGCCTCGGCAGCATTGGTGACGGTTCGAATAATACCTGCCCAGATCCGCACAGAGCGGGCCTGAAGATCAAAGAACCCAGCCCGCAGCCGGTCTACAGCGGCCAAGCCCGCAAGGCCGATCCGGTTGAACACCTCTTTCGCGACATTCCATAGGAGGGAGAGAGCCGTTCCCAGACCACCAGAGCGCTGAACCAAATGCGTGAATTGGTCGACCAGCAGTCCTGCGGCCACCACGAGGGCACCGATGCCTGTGGCGACAAGTGCGCTCCGCAGGGCAATCAGCGCCCGCGACAAACTCTTGACGGCAACCCCCGCGACAGCGGCGGCACGGGACTTGGCCCCCAGAGCCATTTCCAGAGCAAGGGCCTGACGGGTTGCAGCGACAGCGGAGGCGACAAACTTTGCCCCAATCGCAACAACCAGTTTGATCCCGAAGGCTGCGGCAACAGCACCCGCGACAGCGGCAATGGTTCTGAGGCTGACGCCCAAAACTGAAGCCCCAGCCACTAGAGCCGCGAAACCACCAACCACAGCAACAACTGGTCCCGCGATCGCTGACAGCGCTAATGTGACCCCACCGATTGCAAGAGCCAATGGTCCTGCGACAGCCAGGAATGCCACGAACCCCGCAAGGGCCTGACGAACAGAAGGCGACAGATCACGGAACCATTTGGACGCGTTCACAACCGCATTTGTGATGCGCTCCAAGACGGGAGCCAGCGCCGCCATGGACTGCAACAACACACCCCGCAGCGTCTTGGAAAGACGCGAGAGGTTATCATTGAAGTTCTCGGCAGATTTGCCAGTCTTCTGATCGACAACCAGACCCAATTCGCGGGCCTCTTTGAGCATGCCCTGCAGACCTGCCCGACCTCCGTTCAGCATTGGGATCAGGTTAGCGCCCGCGCGCCCGAACAGCTCAAATGCCAGCGCTGTTTTCTTGGCCCCGTCAGGCATGGCCGCAAGACGTTCTGCCGCATCTGCCATCACCTCAGATGTTGGACGCAGCTTGCCGTTAGTATCAGAAAAGCTGATCCCAAGATCCCGGAACAGAGCGGAGGTTCTTTTGCCGCCCGCAAATGCGTCCTGCATGTTCCGCGACAGGCGAACCAAACCGTTGTCTAGATCAGATGCACTGACTGCGGACATATCAGCGGCATGGCGGAGCGCAGAAAGCTCTTCAATCGGCACACCAAGTCGTTGCGCACTTTTGGACAGCTCGTCAGCGGCATTGAGCTGATTGCGCACTGCCGCCAGCACACCAGCAGAAACAACAGAAAGGCCAACCCCTATCTTGGAGATAGCCTTTCCGAACCGCTTCACGCGGCTCTCACTTGACTTCAGACCTTTGTCGAACCCACGGGCATCAAGCCCGAGGGTCGCTTTGAGACGACCCACCAGAGACATTTCACGTGTTCCTTTGTGCTAGGAATTCTTTCCAGGTCATCACCGGGTGACCCCGTGCAGCGGCATCAATTGCACCGGGCAGAGCCTCAGGCGGCTGAGTCCGATCTTCACCGCGCAAGTCGTCGCAGTATTTCTGAAGGTCTTTGCCGTCCATCCGGGAACCGGCAAACATGGCCTCAGCCAGCGCGGCCTGCTGATGCGCTCGACGGCGGGCCGCCGAACGCATCTCTTCAACATAAAGGCGCGGGGTAATCTGCCAGAACCGATCAGGATCAAGACCGGCATCAAGCCAATCATGCCGGAGCGAAGAGACCCCTACCCCGTCGCTCCGGCCGGTTTTCCCGGCGCGGACTCTGCCACGTCCTCATCCGTCTCAGGCTCCGGTAGTGCCCGCTGAAGCATTGTGCGGATTTTGTCAGCATGCTTGGCAATGAACGCTTGCGCCTCTGCCAGTGTGGCATCCGGGTGGTGCTTGGCCATTGCCGACCGCACCAGTCGGCGCAGCGTCGCAAACCCGGCATCGTCACCGCGCATTTCTTCGATTGCAGAAAATGCTTTCTGGCCCTGTAACGCCTCAAACCGCTCAAGTGCTGCCATATCAAGGCACAGGGTTTTGACGCGCCCACGCACGCGCCCGCTCACTTCACCTCGTGTATAGTCAGCCATATACCCTTCACCCTTCGATCTTGGCTTGAATAAGGATACTCAGGGCAGCCATCTGGACACCCTTGGGGCCAATCCCTTTCGGGGTGTAGCCTTTGACGTAACCTGCAAAGACTTTCGGGGTGGCTGCAGCGCCGCCAGTCTTCAATTCCAGCTGCATCGGCTCGCCGGTGTCTTCCAACCCCGATAACAACACTTCTGTAGCGCTCCCCTCAACGTGGTGCATATCGACAGTCCAAACCGCCACCGGGCGCATCCCTGGAATGGCCTCCTCGGTATCGTTTGGGCTGTCCAGATGTGTCACATCCAGTTCCGGGCGGGATTGGTCGGGAAAATCAAAAGACTCGATCCCGGCCAATTTGGTCCATGCGACAGGATCGCCGACGCCTACGCGTACAGATGATCCCTTGCCGCGAATTGCTCCGCTGCTTGACATATCATTTTTCTCCTATGTCGGATTTCCCGCCTGTGCGGGCATGTGCTGGCCTACAGAACTGCGGGCCAGTAGGTGAAAGAGAACATCATCGAGAGAGTGGAAACGGGTTTCTCCCCGGCGGTGTCCTCCTGATAGGTCGCCTCCTGAAAGCTCAGCTCATGTGCTTCATCTTCCAAGGCCGACAACAACAGCGCCTTGATCGCCGCTGCATCTTCGAATGCCAGACTTTCGAGATCCCCATCTGATCGCTTCAGCGCGATCACAACCGTGGTCACCGCCTCACCGCTGGTTAGGGTATCTTTGTCATCGTCTGTCCAGCGAGGCACCCCGACACCGAATGCGGGTAGGGAATCCTCAGTGATGCGCTTGTCCCATATTCCAAACTGGCGGAACCCGGCAAAGCGCGGGTCAGCTGTTATCGTTGCGCGCGCGGTCGAAAGGGTCTCAGCGATCTTTGTTGTCATGGCTCAAGCTCCAGTTCATAGACCACCATGCGATCTGCTGACGGTGACGGACTTGGCTCGCCGCTCTTGACCACAAAACGCGCACCGGGTGCGATGGACGGCTCTACCAAGTCGCCAAACTCAAGGCGGATAGTCTGAGGCACCTTCAGGGTTGGGCTCATGATCAGAACCGGAAACCCATCATCGCCAGCCACCTCAATTGGATCGCGACGAAACACACCTTGTATAGTACCAACAACACCGTTTGCGCGTGTGATCTGAACCGGATCACCAAACAGCTCATTCAGCAATCCGGCCATGCCATCGAAAAAATGGCTCATTGGTTTAGCGGATCACGCCGTCCAGAAGGACCAAACCGCTGTCAGACGGGTTCGCCGCGTCCAGAACAGCCGCGCCAATCAAGGTGTTTCCGCCCGCTGTGGTCGTGCATTTGGCGTCGGCGGTGATCCAGTAGATCTTTGCGCCCTGCGCCCATGCCTGGGCCGACACTTTCGGCAGAGTGAAACAGCCCTTGCGGACGATTTCGACCTCTTCACCAGCCAAGGCATCATGCTGGGCAATACCGATCAGAGCGCCAACCTTGACGAGGCCCCCAGATTTCACATCTGCCGGGGCAATGACGGGGAGATGATCACCGGGCTTTACATAGTTTTTCATGACAAACCTTCCTTTGTCAGTGTTGCAAACGACGAAGGGCGGCACCTGCCGCCCTTTCGTCCCATTAGTTCATGTTAAGAAAACTGCCCGACTTACTGACCGGGAACCTTCACGATGCCGCGGAACTCTGACGGAGCCGCACCGAAGATGTGACGCGCTGTCATCGTCACCTTGTCAGGGTTCATACCCTCAACGGTGCGAACCGTTGGGGCTTGATGCCCTTCCAGATAGGCCACAGCAATCGGCGGCAGATCCGACGATGCAACATACCAATTCGTGTCGGAACCACCCTGTGCAACGGAACCGATATGCGGTGCAACAACCGGCGTCAGCGTGGCCCGCCAGGGGTTGGCATCAGCCATTTTTGCCGGGGTCACGTCAGCGATAAATTTGCCTGCATCTGTTTCCAGCGCCGGGGGAACAATCAGAAGATCAGGCTCGATCATCAGGAAGTCCTCAGCGCCATCCGCAGAACCAAAGGCTTTCTGTTCCCACATCAGCTTGCGGGCTTTGCCAACGCTCTCAGCACCAATAGAACCTGCCGGAGCAATGTTCTTATGCTTGGCATGGAAGAGCGCGGTTTTATCAGATTTCAGCACCGCATTGGAGCGCAGCAGCGCCCAGACCATGGACGCTTCCATGAGCCGTGCGGCCATCGCAAAATCAGTGGGAATGCGATTGAACGCGCCCATGTCATCATTCATGACCGCTTCAAAGGTCAGGTTGATGGTCCGGCCACGGCGCTCGACCTTCAGGCCCTCCGCCTCATCTGCAAGGGTGGCCTCTTCATATTCGCCGTTCTCGCGGACTTTCTTGAGCTGGAAATCCCCGCCGAAGCGCGCCGCATGCAGTTCGCGGAAATCGCTGGCCTGCATCGGCGTGCCGGTCAGAACCTGCCAATTTGCAGTGCGCCGCTCATAGGCCGCAATCAGGCTGCGGTTCATTACTTCAGTGGTGATATAGGCAAAGTCGCTAACGCCATGCGCGCCGCCCATCATTGTGGTGGAGCGCATACCGCGCTGAACCTGCGCGAATGTATCGAAGCTGGAGCCGCCGCCCAGCTCCATTGCAAGCCCCCGCACCCGCATCCCACGGAACTGCTCACCCGGCCCGGTATAGTCGGACATCAGCGCCTGGATCATGCCTTCCATGCGGGTTTCGGCTTCATCCTGACGTGCGCCAATCGGTGCGGCCGGCACAACGCGATCAGGCGTTGCCGCCATAAGGGTCATGAAACGTGCCCCTGCGGCTTCCACCGTGAGGCCCTGATCAATGACAGTGTCGATCTGCATCTGCGCCAACTGCCCGGATTCGCGATACGGTGCTGCCATCGTGCGGATAGCGGTCTGACGCTGGCGCTCTGCCTGCACAGCCAGTTCAATTTCGGGCGTGTTGTTCATGGTGGTCTCAGGCGCGGCACCTTCAGGCGGCGTGACCGAGGGCGTCGGATTTAGGGTCTGCTGATTGGTATCGTTCGGCATCTCTTGAGCCTCCTGTGAAGCGGTCATACTGACCTGTGGTTTCGCACCGGGCTTGCCGCCCAATGCGCGAAAATGCTGCATGGCCATGAGATACTGGCGATGGTGGCGGGCCATTTCGGTTTGCACCGCTGCCAATGCCTCATCCTCTGGCACGTCTGATTTTGGGCTGCCGATAATGGCATCGGCAAAGCCGGTTTCCACCGCCTTCGCTGCATTCAAGTAGGTCTCGGCGGTCATCATCGCCTTGACCTCATCGCTCGACCGCCCCGATCGAGCCGCGTAGACATCGGCATAGGTGCTGGCGAGGGTGCGAAGCCGCTCCGCCTCTGCCTCGTGCGCCTCTGCCGTGCCCCAGCATCCACCCGACGGATCGTGGATCATGATGAACGAACCGGCGGACATTTCGATCTGGTCAGCCCCCATGATCAGCAGAGAGGCCGCGCTCGCGGCCATGCCGTTGACCAGAACAGTGACCTTGCCCGAATGGGCTTCGAACGCGGCCCGCGCGGCCTCACCTTCGAAGGGGTCGCCGCCATTGGAGTTGACCCGCACTGTCACGTCACCAGAGAAGGACGAAAGCGCATCACGCACCATCCGGCTGGAGAAATACCCAGGCCCCATCCATTCGCAGGTCTCATGGTCGTGGATGTAACCTTCCAGAACGATTTCACCGTTCAGGATCAAATCATTGCCGTTCATCTTCCTCATCCTCTTCGATGGTTTCGTCCTCTGAGGGGCGCTGGTTTCTGTTGGCCGGAGCCGCTGGGGTGCCGCCGCGATTGGCGTCTTCCTCCCGTTCGCGCGCAATCACGTCGGGGTCGTATCCAAGTTCCCGCTGTTTTCGCTGCAGGCTTGTCAATCCGGCTTCGATCTCATCGACAGCCGCGCCGATCTCTTTTGCCGGGTCGATCATCGGGCGTTTCGGGGCTGTCCAGTCGATCGACTTAGGAACCGGCGCGAGACGCTTGGAGGCTTCGACCAGACGCCAGCCATCCCGCGTCCAACGCGAGACCCCCATGCAGAATTGCGTAATGATGATCGCGCGCTGCCAGATCTCGACAAAGCGATCCATCTCAATGCGCCCCATCTTGCCGGAGCTGAAATTCACCCCGCGCAGATCCCCGAAGCTCTCATAGCTCAGGCCCAACCCCACCGCGATGGTTCGGATCGCCTGGTTCATGAACTCCTGGTAGCCATCGACCTTTGGTGGTTCTGAGGGCGTGACTTCCTGCCCTTCTGCCAGCCCTACAATCGCCCCCGGTTCCAAATGGCTCAGCTGCGCACCGGCGTATGTTTTTCCGTCAGCACCAGACTTGACGAAAAACGCCAGCAGAGATCCGATCTTCTGCTTGAGGATCTGCGAATCCTGATAGTCACTGATCTCACCAAGGGTGGTCATGACCGGCGCAAGCCACGGAATGCCGCGCATCTGACCTGGGCGCTCAATCCGGCGGATGTGCAAGATCTGCTCCGCAGGCACGCGCGTGCTGGTCATCTTGCGACGCCGCCGCCATCCGACCTCGCCCGGATGCTGGTCAAAAAGATGGTAGGCGACCGCCTTCCCGGTAGGCCCGTACTCGATCCCTTCGATCACATCGTTATTGCCGTTGCTGGTTATGCTTTCATCAAGGTGATCCACCTCCATGAGCTGAACCTGAAACGGCAATTTCAGATTTGGGTCAAACAGTGTGTTGCGCATGCGGCGGCGCACAAGGATTTCCCCATCGGTGAAAACCGTATTCATCACCAGAGTCTGAAGGCCAAGGATGTCGCTGACGCCATACGTGTCGATTGCAGACGTTAGAAGGTGATCTTGGACCACTTCCATCGCCTCACTTGCGCGGTCTTCTTGCCCCTGTTCCATACGGACGGAAGGGCGGATGCCGGTGCCAACGACATTGCCGGAAGTCACATCCCGGCCACGCACCGCAAGGGCGCGGTTTCGCATAAAATCCCGGCTTAGGTTGCGCAGGCGGGAGCGGCTGCCAAGCGCTGCACTGTCGGCAGATGTGCCCGGTGATTTCCACCCATATGTGCGCCGCCCCTTTGATGCCGCGTCATAGTTCATCAGAGTGTGGGCCGCACTCCGCGCCTTGACACGCGCCAACCCCCGTTCCGGGCTGATTGCCAGCACCGCTTTATCAAGCCAGCGCATCAGTAACCCCGTCCCGTCGTCGTGTAGGAGACGGTCATCTCGTTTCCGCCACCAGAGATGGTGCCCTCAATATCTCGGATGCGCCGGCGCATTTCCGAGCCGCTGGTGAAGGTGACTTTTTCGCCCGCCAACTCCACGGACAGGACACCCTTGGCATAGGCATCCTTCAGTTTCTGCAATTGATCTTGCGAGTACATGCCCATCATCTCCTTAGAAAACTGACGAATTGCTGCGCGGGTGGTTCTTTCTCGCGCGCAGGCTCTGCGGCCTCGCCCTCATCGACGGACAGCGCGACCGCGAACTCGTTTTGAATACCGCCTAGCGCCCACTCCGGCGGTGCTGCCCAGTCGATGCGCAACAGGCCCTTGTGCTCCGCACCGGCGCGCGCCTGGACGGAAAGGTCGATCGCCTCGTTTCGGACTTGGCCGGGCTTCTTTTCCCAACCGTCCGAGGTGCGCTTTTCCGCGACAAACTCTTGTAAGAGTGCGGTGTTTTCCCGCATCCAGCTTGGCAACAGGAACGGCCCCGCACCCCCGGTTGCGCGCTTCAGCGAGACAGCCAAGGTATCCTTGAGACGGTCTGTGGCCATTGTCAGGATGCGAATAGAGCGCGCGGCCTTACCGCCACTGCCCCGTTCCGGCTCTGCATACTTGATGCGGAATGGAACCTTGAATTTGCCCTCACCTCGCGACACGCGCCAGATATGCCCTTCGTCCTCCTTGCGGCGGCGCTTCAGGAATTTCTCTGCGTTGTCACTGACGCCGGGTTCACCGTGGAAATCCACGATGCAGTGAACTGGCTTCAGGCCGTAGTCCTCGCCCTCGATCGGCACCACCTTTTGCGCCAACCCATCCAGGACCTTCCAGTCCTCGGAGTATCGCGCAGGCTCCAACCGGCGGATCTCATCGCCGCTGCCACGGTTGGGGGCATCTATGGGCGGCTGTGTCAGGTCGAACCGATCGACAACCTGCGCTTTTCCCTCTTCCCCAAACGCAGTGATCTGCACCGGGAAGTAAGACCCCTGAACGTCAACAGTGATGACGATAAAGCGGGTCCACGATGGGGCCACGCCACGCTCTGCCTCGCGCAGGTTATCCTTGAGGAACTGGACAGTCAGCTCGCCCTCTTTCTTGTCGACCTTCCTGTGATAAGGGACGCCCACGTCGGTGTAATAGTACCTCGCAAGGGCAACCTCATCGCCGAGCCTCGCGAGGGCATTCTCTGCAACCAGACGCCTTGAAATCAGCTCCGACCACTTGGCAAAGGTCGCCGCTGCCCCGTTCAATGCCCAGGATGCAATCTCGGATCCGCGAATGCGGCTGTCATTCAACGGCACCAGGCCGCTACCGTCTTCGGTCTCATGGAGCCAACCGCCGCGACCCTCCAAGGCGGCGCGGTTAAATTCGGTCTTGTGCTGAGGTCCGATGTACCCACCACAATGCGGGCAAACCATCACAGCTGTCTCGCCTGCTGCTATCGGCGGTAGAGTTTTGTCATATTCCAACCGCTCTACGGTAGGTTCGTACAGCTCTTGGCAGTCACGGCATTCCCAATACCAGCGACCGCGCGTGCCCTCATTGTAGAGCAACACAATCCCATGTTTGACCGGCGGCAGCTCATGTGGGTGCTGCTCAGCGGCCTCCCACTCCTCATCTGTTACGGGCCACGCCGGGGTGCTTTCCGCGAAGACAAATCCCCGACTGAGAAACGTTTTCACCCGCTGTTTCGCCATGTCGAAAGACGAACCCTCCGGCGCGTCCTTTCTGACGCCCAGCTCTGGCGGGAAGTGGTCATAGTCGGTGAGAGCAACCAACTTGTACTTTGCCGAGGACAGCCACTGCGGCGTCGGATACCCAAGCATCAACCGCATCCCCAGGAAACGCTTACGGCTGAAGGTGTCATCATCGCGCCCTTTGCCGAGCCTCTTATAAACCTCCGGGCTGTTGTGAATGACCGGGTTCAGGGATTCCTCAACCCACCGGTCCCGGCTGGGCCTATCCATGTGCATCACCAACGTCGGCGACGGATCGCAGATGACCGGATGCAGCGCCGTGGTGATCAAAGCCATGGTCTTGCCGGACTGCGATGGCCCGACAAACGCGCCGCCCTTGTAGAGGCGTGATTGGATCGTGTTGGCAGGCTCGACCATGTAGGGCGTGACGTCAGGGTCGTAGTTCTGCCAGACCCCGCGCGCCTCCACCCGAACATTCTGCTGGGCACACTCGATCGGCGTGATGCGGCTGGGAGCGTCCAGGATCGGCAGGCAATCCGCCAGCACTTCACCCGCTTTGGTATGCGGCGGCAGTGGGGGCAGATCCATGATCTGTCCCAGCGCATGATCTCGATTTTCCAGCATGGCTTATTCCGCGAGGGTGTCGCGGTCTCCAAAGTCAATGACGTCGGCGGTCTGATATCCCTGCCGTTCCAATTGCAGCCGCAATTCATCCAGCAGGCCATCGGCATAGGTCTGGGCTTTGTCCGCTTGGCGAGGACTGAGACTGAATTCCTGTTCCAGCCAGTCCGGCATATTGGTGATGGTTCGCCGAACCGTACCGAGTAGCTTTTCCATGATGTCCTGAACATCACCGCGCTTGATCAGATCCCCGCGCTGCAACGCTGCCTTATCGCGCAGGATCACGGCCTCTGACCATTCACGCACCTCTTTTGCCGAGAGCGTGTTATCAGCTGCGGCCTCATCATCTTCACCGACAAACAGCATGGCCTTTTGCGCTGCACTGCTGGCCTTCGCCTTTACAGCCGCTTGATCCTTACCCTCACGCCATTTGCGCCAGGCGTAGCAATGAGAAAACCGCAGCTCGTAGGAGCGACCATTTCCGCCGGGATTCTCGACCGGCATTCCGGCATCGATCCACTTGTTAACCGTTACCGTGCTGGTGTTCATGGCCTTGGCCATCAGCTGGATGTTGTAAACCTCATCCTCAATCCCGCTGGGCAACGGGTAGCGTGAAAGATCAATCACCTCCCCGCTGTCCAACGTGATCAATTCCGTCATCGGTTCACCTTCCTCCGCTCAAACATCAACAAGAACCACAACCCAAAGCATTGAAAAACAACAAACACTTGAATGGATCGGGGTGCGAATTACCCGCGTGCAACCAATCCCCAGGAAGGACCCAAGGGCCTATCGGCGGGTGGACATCGCTTTTTTGAATGCGCGCCTGAAGTGCATCGGGAACTGGCTTTCAAACACCTGCTCAGCACCATCATGGAAGCCAAGCCGTTTCGAATAGCTCGGCAGGCTGTCCAGAAAGTGGGCGATCTTCACAATTTTTTCCCGCTTCCCCCTACCCGTGCGCTTGTAAATACCGGGCGAGAGCTTCGAACTCTTTTGCGGTACGAAATACGCGGCGCGCGATCGGTTCCGGGCCGCGCTGTCTTTGGTGGCGTTGGCCCTGTACCCGGTTTCGCTCCAACCCTTGATGGCCGAGATCGCTTGATTGCGCTGGCCCGGTGCCCAGTTGCCGAAGCGGTTGCGCTTGGCACCAGCCGCCGGGGCGATTGCGGCCAAGATCCCGTCATAGGCCAGCGAGGATGAAAGCATCCGCTCCAGACCAGTCTTCGGCCTGCGCCCGCCGCGTTCCTGCACCTTCAGATAGTGCTTACTGCCTACCGATGGCCGCTCTTGAACCTTAGCGACCAGGTTTGATTTTTTGGCCCGCCAAACATGGAATGCGTTCTTTGTGAACCGCGTCGGCTCATCGAAGACGACTTCCATCCGGTGTTGAATATGCTCCAACACGTCCTGTGCCGTGTCATTCAAGGCCCACGCCGTCGCCATCGGCAATTGCTTACGCTGGATTTCATCAGATCCCTTGATGAAATCGCCGGTGTCCATGTGCAAACTCATATCAAGCCCAGACATCGACACCCCCCAAAACGCAAAGCGCCCGAGGCGGGATCTCCGCTTCGGGCGCACATGTGGTGACGGCAATATGTCAATGGGGCTAGGATTTCGTCAAGCCGCTTTCTTTCCATGGTGCGCGCGGCGGCATGCGATCGGTGACCTTAAAGGCCGTCAGATGCGTTGTTTGTAAGGCCATCCTGATCTCCAATAGCGCGCCATACCAGTTGAGATAGAGGCGGCGGGCGCGCCCGATTTGACCAGCAGTAGGCCGAATCACCACCGGACAGTAAGGCACCGGACGATAGACCGCCCTCCCCTTTCGGTTCGTTTCGGGCTGGTGAGGCCATCCCTCTGCACCCAGATCTTTTGCATCTTCAGTTCTTGCGTATGTGCCCCATCGGTTGGTGAAAGTGTCAACTGGGTAGACAACGGGTGTGATGTCCCACTCTGGCACCCGCCCCGCGCGCGCCAGCTCGGCTATGGTGGTCGCCATGGCCCAACCGCCGCAATACTCTGGCAGCACCGCCAACGTGCCCGCGACGATCTCAGCATCATGGTGTGACGCTGACCGGCCACCGCCCTGCACCCGGCAACCTAACCGCGCGATCTCGACCATTTGATAAATCGGGTCCACGTTGATCCGGCTTTCAACGCCCGTAGCTTCCTCTTGCCGATCAAGAGAAACGCATTCCCGCTGGAACGCCCAACAGATCAAACCCCAGACATCGATGTCTTGCTTTGACCCAACAGCCCGCACGGTCGATTTGCCGAACCCGCCTGAATTCTGCTCATTCACACCCCAGCCCTCCAAGCCTCAGTAGCGTAACAGCCTGTTACGCCGTGTTTCGCCACCGTTACGCCAGAAGATTGATTGCTAACCCCTTCTATTAATTTATCTTTTTTAAAAAATAGAATTATATGTAACGGCATAACGTTTCTTCTAAATTTCCTGTTCACGTGCATGCGCTCGCTAAAAGCTCTTGCTTTAGCGTTATAGCGTTTCAACTGACTGAATGACGGTTCATAAATGAGCAAATTCAATAGATTACCACCGTTACTTGAAGTGTAACAATCACGTAACGGGGCGCTCTATTCCGTGTCGCCAACAACAAAGAACACCCCATCATTCGCCACCGTCAGTGCCATTTTCGGGATTGCTCCCGTATCCGGGGAGAAGACGCGCGGGAACGACAAGGCCGCGCTGCGTGACACCAGCGACACGCATAGTGCCGGGGTACGGCTCCACATCCGCGATGGTCTGCAGCGCAGCCTTGTGACCGCCACCGCGCCACCTGGTGCCCGCCAGCGCCTTGTTCAGCGCAGAGTTCTCAGCATTGGCCACAAACAGTCTCTTTTGGCCAACACCCTCACCAAAAAGGCGCAAACCCAGACGCGCCAACAGAAAGCCATCGCTCGTACTGGGACTATGCGAGGCAGAGTTGAGCAGCATGATCTCTTCTGCCACTGTCTTCACACCCCCGTGTTCCTTATGCAGTACGCCGCCGTAGATGGCGTTCAACAGGCGCTCACCCTCGCCAAGCTCATCCGCTTCTTGCGTCTCTTCTATAAGCGGCTGAATGAGGGTCTTGGCTCGCTCGATCCGTTCCGGCCGGGCTTGATCGGTGACAGGATCAATCAGCGGCTCATCGAACAGCATCAGATCCCAACCGGCCAACAGAGTGCCGATTGTGTCGCCATCCCGCGATCGCCCGCCCATGCTCTGCACCAGAGCGTTGTATGCGCGAAACGCTGTATCCCAGCGCTTAGGGGCGAGGCGCAACATGCGCCGCCAGACCGCTGGCCCAAGCGCTTTTGCATCTTGCTCCAGTTCGTCAAGAAACATTGCGGCATCGGTCGGGTTTGCCGAGGCCAGCCGGTCACCAAGGGTGAGCATCACAAAGCGTGACCGATCCTGCGGGGCCATGCCGCCGGGGATGATCGACCCCAGCAGACCAGCCCCATATAGACCAAAGCGGATCCCCGAATGGTCAGAGGTGCCCTTTTCCATCTGGGCACCCTCAGCGCCTGACATCAGGCGGAACATCGCAATGACATCCTCAACGCCCCCGCCATTCTCAGACTTTTCAGCCTCATCGAAGATCCGCACAGCCGCCATGCGGTTGGTGGTCTGGCGAATGCTGGCCGCTGAGGCGCTATTCTTGACGCCAACAGACATACCGCCCAGAAGAAAGGAGATAATCCGCAACAGGGTGGATTTACCGCTGCCGTTCTTGCCGTTGATCCACAGGTGGGTGCGCCAGTCTGGATACTGCCCCAGGACCGCCTGTCCGATCCATGCAATGATCAGATCACCGGCATTGTCGCACTGCCAATTCCAGAAATTTGTAATCCGCTGGGACAGATACTGAACCTCATTGACCGGGATCTCAGCCTTGGCTGGCCCCTTGATGGCAGGCACCGCAGGATAGAGGGCACCGGATACCATCCGCCCCCGGCGATCTTCATCGGGATTGACGTTCAGATTCTCGCCAAGATGCACAACCGGGTATCTGGTGGCACCGCGCCATGTGCCGGTGTGACGGATGGGCATGTAGCGATCAAAGAGAGGCAGCAGGCCACATGCCTGCATCAGCTTATCGCCCGCCTTTGCGGCACTGAAATCCGTGTCACGCTTTCCCGGCTCTGCGATATCGGCAAGATGGCGCATGGGATCTTTGACACCAACCATGAGCGCAACGAGGCTTGATCGATGACTGAGCGCCCCGGCTGACATTTCTGTCAACTCACCCCGCGCAGTCAGAAAGTAGAACTTACCCCCGGCAACACCCAAAGGCTGGACCGGAAACCCTGGCGGCAAGATATCATCGCCCAGAACCTCACCAGCGCCGACATTGCCATCGGCTGCGTCAACATCATCGAAAGGGTCGGCGGAGCCTCCCCCCGAGTGAGCGGAGCCAATCCCGATTTTTTTGCTATTTTCATCACCTGATGTGATGACTTCCCGGCGGCTTATCACGCCTTGAACCTCTTCGATCCCGTCACTCATCGTTCTGCCCTTCTGTCTTCTTTTTATGTTTGCCGTTCAGCACGTCGTTCATGTCGAACCCCGGAACACCCGGCACCAGCTCAGCGCGAAGCCCAGGCCGCAAAGCCTGGGCACGTTTCAATCCGCAGAGCATCATCGCCCGTGTTCTTGTGGCGTTGCTGTCGCCGTCCTCGATGTAGATCAGCCGCTTCACCCATGGTGGCGGCAGGAACGCATCAAAATCGGGGTTCAAATCCGGCTCACCTGACCACCGCTGCCCCTCTACCTTCAGCATCTTTCCAGCCATGTTGCCGAGGTCGACACCGCACCAGAAGGCGGCATTCTTGAGGTCATCAGGCCGCGCCAGATAGGCGCTAAGGGTCGTTTCATTCCCCTCGCCCACTACCATTGTATCGGCACCCTCAGGCGTAATCAGGGGGATGAAATTACCCTGTTTGGACCCGCAGACCAATTTACATGGGTAGTCCTCGCCCTGATGAACAATCCGGGCCTTGCCGTGTGGCGGATTGATATCAACCCACGTCTGATGAATTGCCATCACCTGACCGGTCTGCCAGTCGACAATAGGCGCGATCATGCAGGGGCCACGGTGCAGGACGATGTTTTCCCCACCGATTTTCTTAACGTATGGGTGATCTAGTAGGAATTTCAGCGGGGTTGGTATCTCTTCGAGGGGGAGACCGCGCGCGCGCAGGTACGCCCTCACAACACCCCGCCAACCGTCAATCCCGCGATCGTAGAACCGGCGCGCGTCATCGATGCGCGTTTGCCGCCAGCGATTGGTGCGCGCCTGGTCCTCTCTGGCCTTTCGCTCCGCAATCGCGCGACGGCGCTCAGCCTCAGCCGGATCAAGATCCACGTTCAGATCACCGCAAAGCATCGACAGTGCATCGGCAAAGCTGGCATTCGTCACTTCGCGCACCAGGGCGATTTGATCACCGCCCTTGATCCCGCATTGTCGGCACAGAAATTTCTTGCTGTGCTTGTTCACATTGAACCGGTCGCACGGCCCGCTCTTTGGGTCGTGCCCCTCCGAGCCACAGAGAGGACACGGCCCAAAGAACTCCCCCGACCGCTCCGTCAAGCCATAGATACCCAGCTTGTTCAGAACCTCCTGCACGGGGATCAGCTTGGCCTCTGCAATACGGGGATCATCGGGAAAACTCATGCGCGCCCCCTGCCCTTCAGCCACTCATCGATCAGCGTATTTGCTGCAAGCCCGTGATACTTTTTGACCTCGATCGACAGCGCCAGATCAGCGAGGGACCGGGAACGCGCACTCTTGGCCAGCACCAGGCGTTCGGCAGCGTTGCGCAGGGGCAGCACCTGCGCAGAACAGGCGTAGCAATCGGCCAGAATCTCACCCAACCGCTCCAACATCAGATCATCATCGCGATTGTGCACCACAGACATCGACAACCGGGTGCAGACGTGGACCAAGGCCCGCTGCGCAATCATGGGATTTTTGCTCATTGCAGATCCGCCCTGTTTTGCCAGTCGTATGTTGGCAGCTCACCGCCCAGCTGATCCGCATAGGTCTGGACCGCTTCGGCAAGATCCTCACCCGCCTTTTTGCGATTGACGCGCACGGTCTTGAGGAAGGTGATGGTTGCGGCCTTCATGATCCCGCTGATGAGGTCACCGGCGTCCAGCTCCAGCGCCAGCGTTGCCAGCCGCCACATATCGCCCTGCATGGCCTGCCCGCAGCGCGCCCGATTGGCGACGACATAGGCATGAAGGCAGAATTCAACCTTGGGATCATGCGGCATGGGCCAGCCCCCGGATATTGTTGGCCAGCCGGTCCCGATCCCACGCTGCGTGCACCTGGGCGAACCCATCCGCATAGGCCGCATGGACGGCCTCGCAGGCGAGGTCAAAGAACCGCGGTTTCAGCTCCACCCCGATCGCGCGCCGGCCAAACGCCGCAGCAGCGATCAGCGTGGCAGCACTACCCGCAAAGGGATCAAGCACCAGACCGCCCAGATCGCTTGATTGCAGCACATACAGCGCCATCAGCGACGTCGGCTTAGCGGTCGGATGCCAGTGGTTTTTCGGGGCAGCGCAGGCAAAGCGCGTCTTGGCTCCGCCATCGGCGATATGCCGCGCCCTGCCCTTCCACAGGTAATGCGTGAATTCCTGACAGCGTAGATAGAACGGCTGGCGGGTAACGGCCCCCTTGTCCCAGGTTAGCAGCTCATGGTGCTTGAACCCGCCCGCCTCAAACGCGATCTGCGACCGCGCGACGTGCTTCGAATTGGTCATCACATAGGCGTCGGCATCCTCTTTCAGCGCAGCGAAAATCGGCGCCGGCATCTTTGCCCAGGGCAGCACCTGCATCAGGTCGCCCTTGTTGTCGTATCGATCCGGGTGAAACTTGCCGCCCATGGTCTGGCCTCGACCACCCGACGTCAGCCGATAGGGCGGATCGGTCGCGCATAAATCGGCCTTCTCTGCCAGTTCGGGGAGAACCGCGCGCATATCGCCCTCATACAGGATGCAGTCGCCGATCACTTCCTTTGCAACCCATGCCGATGTCATGAGCGCACCAACAGATCTAGGGTCGCGAGGCTATCATCAACCGGCGAGACAAAATCACCAGCACGGCCCCGACTGGCAGAATTACTCTTGGCCGTCTTGCGATACATGCCCGTCCAAGCACGCGCCCGCGTGATGTTTCGGCATGTTGCAACGCTCGCACCCGTAAACCCTGACATTTCGCTGAGGGTGCATTCGCCGCCCGTGGTCTGAATCAACCAATGGATCTGATAGGCGATCCGCTCAAGTCTGATGTTCATCTGCCCTGCCCCAGCAAAAAGGGGCGCGCCGGATGATCAGCGCGCCCAAGGTCAACGTGGGAGTGAATGGGGGCCACCTGCAGGCGCGCCTGCCCCCGGTCAGCGACGGGAGGAGGATGACTGGCCTCATCGCCTACGGTGTTCGAGTTGTCGGAGAGGGTCATTCTTCGGCGGAACGGTCAGAAACAGCGTGCGGCCAAAGAGAAGGGAGCGGTACGCCCTGCGCCTTTGCAGCTTCGAGGATCTCCAGCTGAAGCTGCCGGGCCAAGATCATGTTAAGCCGAGATTTCGAATTCAAAAGCACCGATGTACGGTTCTTAGAGCTTTGGCGATCATCCAACAGGAAGTTAGACGGACGCGCATTCAATGCTGCAAAACACCGCTGCGCCCAAGTGACATATTGCTCCCTAGTGGGGAGCAGCAGCTCTTTAGAATAGTCCATGAGCGCCCTCCTTTGGCATTCGGTATGAATATCATACAAAAGTATGATATCAATCACTATAAATGGGGAGGTCTATACATTTTTGCAGGTTCCGGCATTGTCATAATTTGTTATGAAAACCGCGAAGGAGCCGACAAATGATCGATTGGGAGCGCCGTAGGCGTAACATCAAGATTCTATGCGCAGCGCACGACGTGAATCCTACTCAGGTTGCGCTTGAAATGGACATGTCTCCGAACACTCTTACGAAATTCTTGAACTCGAAGACACCTCGCGGCGTCAATCAGCGCACTCTTGCGCTGATTTTGGAGTATTTCAATCTTGCTGATGAGGCTGATTTGGACACAGACAACCCCTTGTCTGACCCGAAAATTGCCCTGCGTCGGATCATCGACAACCTGTCCCCGGAAGACGCGATTATCCTAAACCGCGAACTACAGAACCGGTTCACCCAAGAATAATAGCTGCAGGGTTACTGCAGCTATTGGCCAATTCCGAAATTGAATAGGCTCTACTGCCCGCGCTCTGGCCCTTGCTTGAATGCGGACTGCGAAGCTAGATCACCATCGGTGTCAAACTCCCGCATTTTATAGACGATTTCCAAGGCTGCTAAAGCCTCAGCATTACTCAGTTTGCCTACGGTCTCCGCGAGATCTTCAACCGCCTGACTATGGTGCTGCGCCATCATTGACTTTCTGATTGTATTTTCATAACTAATTATGATTATGTAACCACTCGGGAAATATACAATCATGGCGAGATTATCCAACCTATTTTCCAACTATGGCCACACAATTTCCACCCAAGGCGCTACGAAAGACTGTGTGACCAGCACATTCGCCACCGAGTGGATCGATACTTACTTTACCAACGGCTTTGATAGGATGGATCCAGTGTTCCGCTTTGCGGCCCGCAACCGGCGACGTACAGCAGCGGCGGCGCTGACACGCGAAGAAATGCAATCGCCACTATTCGAAGCTGCTGCAGAATTCGGCGCTGACAGCAACATCATGATCACAGACTATATTGGAGGAAGCACAATGGTACTTGGTGGCGTAAACCCCGAACTCTCAAACCGGAATCTTTCTGAAGCCGTACAGGCATGCAAAAGCCTACATCGTAGAGCGCTCATGGATCGCTTGCAGTCCTTATCCGACAAACAGGTAGACCTGCTGGAGCTTGTCGAAATGGGATGGAAAGACGCGGAGATTTCGTTTGAGCTGGGAGTCAGTCCATCTGCGATAGCTCAGCGTAAGCGGGCAATCTGCAAAACGCTAGGCATCACCAGCTTTTCGGTAGCTGCCCAGATATACAGCGCTGACAAATGGGCAGGGTTGATATGCGACTGCTGATAATCATACTAATGTATGATATTCACCCGCGCTAGAAAGCCCTATCATGAACGTTCCCTTGGATATCGACTATCGAACCACCTGCATTGGGAGGGCTGATTTTGATGTTGACCTCTATCATCAAAGCCTCGCTCTGCGGAAGCGCGTTCTAGTTGATCAGTTCAAGTGGCCTCTGGTGACATTGGGAGACCTTGAATCAGATCAATACGACACACTTTTTGCGCATCACATCGTAGCGACCAAAGGCGGATGCGCGATTGGCACTATTAGACTGCTGCCTTGCTCACATCACCTGTTCGGATCAACCTATATGATTTTGGACGCCCATCGCGGTCGCCTCCCTGGTATGCCCACTGACCTGCTAGAAGCTGAGATTACAGATCCCGGATCATGGGAAGCATCTCGCCTCGCGATCTGTAGTAGCATTCCGAAAGAGCAACGGAACCTTGTTCTGTCAGGGCTTGTTCAAGCGGCCAGTGAACATATTCGCGCAAACGGGGGTAATAGAATGCTGGGCCTCATGCGTCCCGTATTTATTCGTATTCTTAATAACTTAGGGTTCTCGGTCTCTCAGATAGGCCCAACGCGGATACAGGCCGATGGCGCGATCTGCGTAATTAATTATGATTTTTGACTTGATATCATACTTAAGTATGATAATGCTCCTATTAGGTTAGGCGCAACCTCCTATGCTCCCATAGGTTAGGATTAGAGCGCCCCAGAAGATTGGAGCGATTAATTGGCACATCCCGTTGATATTCATGTAGGAAAGCAAATTCGGAAACTGCGCTGGCTGGCTGAAATGACCCAAGCGCAACTTGGCGAAGCTGTAGGCGTCAAGTTTCAGCAGATTCAGAAGTATGAAACTGGGGCAAACCGCGTTAGCGCTTCCCGCCTGGATGATATCGCTAGGGTTCTGGGCGTTTCCGTCCTCAGCTTCTTTCCTGAAGATAACGCTGATGGGGCGCATGAGTTCACCGCCGATGAGATTAATCTGATCCGCGCGTACCGGCAGACAACCGACACCGGGCGGCAGTCTCTCACCAACATCGCCAACAGCGTTTGCAGGAACTTGCCAGTCGCAATTGCGGCTGAATGACCCCTGCCCCGCAGCCATAGCGCTGCGATCGAGACGCGGCACGACCACTCACGGACATACCGCCGCGCCTCACCCTGCCCCACCGATCTAGCCACCTTGTTACCGCCGGAGATCCCTATGGAATTTGCACTGTTCGCCCTTCTTACATTCATTGGCGCCTTCAAAATCGCCGCTGAAATTCGCGCCTGCGAGTATGAGCGCACGATCCTTGGCCCTCTACTTTTTTCGGTCGGGCTGATCGGCATGATCATCACCGCCATCGGCGCTGCACTTTGATCTGAGGGGGCCGATTATGATCACCTCATACAGCGAGAGCAGAAACAGGGCCTTCGAGAATCTCCACGCCAAAGACAAGGTCAGACTGCGCAACGTCGAGACCGGGGAGCTGCTGCACATGGGCGGGGAAACCCTGACGCGGTCCATTGACTATGCGTGGCTTGGGAGCCGCCAACAGGCCGAACAACTCCGCAAGCGCGCTGAGGTGAATGGCAGCGATTGGCCCTTCACCGCCATTCACCGCAGCCTGATCGAAAATGGCCACCCGGTCGAAACGACAGGCCCGGAAGCCTAACGCACCGCCCCTGCCCCACCCAGAAACCACACCCCTACTGGAGACCTTATGACTGATAATCGCAACATGAAGCAGCGCCACAAGGCCACAATCTATTGGGCCACCCGCGCTTTACTACCTTTGCATGGCGTTACCCCAATGGAGGTGAAAGACGGAGTGGGCCGCGTCGGCGGGTATGTCATCTGTGTGGGAAACTTCGAAAAGGTCGAAGCAAAGCTTCGCCATGACTATGAATCCGAAAGTCAAAATTTCGCACCAAGAGATTTGCCTATTTGGTGCTGACGCAAACCCGCCCCAACCGCACCCCTTTGATGGAGACCGAAGTGACCCAGCCAAAACCAATTGCCGCATATCGCGCCCACACCCAAAGCGGATGGGCTGCGTCCGACAAGTTCGGGAAAACATGGCCCATCACCGCCGACGAAGCCGCCGAGCTACCACAATCAAAATTGTTCGATGAGTTGGCCGAAAAGTACCGCCTAAACACCTAATCCCCCCACAACCGCACCCCTTTGATGGAGAGAGATATGAAGATTTCCGCACTCATCGCACAGCTTCAGCTGGAACAGCAAAAGCACGGCGACCTGCCCATTTTTACAGTCGATAGCGACATCGGCCGCATTCACGTCATTCCCTGCAAGGATGGGATTTCACGGACGACAAATGGCAAACCCGAAGAGCCGAACGAATTGGTTCTCGAGTTTCACCCCGCAGATTAACCCAACAATCCCCCAACCGCACCAATCGAAAAACGCACCAACCCCGAAACGCACCGGAGGCCGGAATGAACTGGTTTGCAGAGAAGCGCCAAGAATGGATCGGAGAAATGCTCCGCATCTATGGCTTCATCAACCGCTTCCACATGTCCCGAAAGTTCGGGATCTCGAATGCCCAGGCCGCGCTGGACTTCAAAGCCTTCCACGAAGCGAACCCCGAGGCGATGAAGTACGACGCGCGCAAGAAGATCTATTTCGCGTCAGATGCCCCAAAGGCTCTGATCGACAAACTCTAGCCCTACACGCCCAAAACCGTACCCCTTTGATGGAGCCGCCATGCTGTTCTCAAAAGACGACCTGCCCCGCACGGCACCCATCAAGCGGATGCGCGTTGCCGATGCTGGCCACCTCCCCGGCGGCAGTCCTGGCATTCGCTTCGTATGCTCCAATTGCGATCATGACACTGGCTGGATTCCTGACGAATGGACCCTCTCCGAGAACAAGCGAGGGCTGCCCTGCCCTCACTGTAACCCACAAAGAGTAGAGGACATTGCTTGATGAACGCCCTATTTCAGTTCGACCAGCCTACGGCGGCACTGATCGATGCCCGCCCGATGATCATTGACAGCTTTGCAGGGGGCGGCGGGGCCAGCACCGGGATCGAAATGGCCCTAGGGCGCAGCCCTGACGTCGCGATCAACCATGATGCAGCAGCGCTGGCGATGCACCAGGCCAATCATCCCGACACGCTGCACTTGAATACCAACGTCTGGCATGTCGATCCTGCCGAGGTCTGCAAGGGTCGCCGCGTGGGGCTGGCATGGTTCAGCCCGGACTGTAAGCACCACAGCAAGGCCAAGGGTGGCAAGCCGGTCAAAAAGAACATCCGGGATCTGGCATGGGTCGTGATCCTATGGGCAAAGCGCGCGCGCCCGGATGTGATCATGCTGGAGAATGTCGAAGAGTTCCGTGACTGGGGCCCGCTGACAGCCGAAAACCGCCCTTGCCCGGATCGCAAGGGGCAGACATTCAAACATTGGGTCAAAGAACTGAAACGCCTTGGATACAAGGTGGAATGGCAAGAGCTGCGGGCCTGCGATTATGGCGCCCCTACCATCCGCAAGCGCTTGTTCCTGATCGCGCGCTGTGACGGCCGGCCAATTGTCTGGCCAGCCCCAACACATGGCGCGCCCAGTAGCGCAGAGGTCATTGACGGACAGCGAAAGCCATGGCGCACTGCTGCTGAAATCATTGATTGGTCTCTGCCCTGCCCCAGCATTTTTGACAGCAGCGATGAGATCAAGGAAAAGCACGGGTTGCGCGCCATTCGCCCCCTCGCAGATGCCACACTCCGCCGGGTCGCGCGCGGCGTCATGCGCTATGTGATCGATGCTAAAGAGCCGTTCCTGGTCACCTATGCCCAACAAGGGGGATCTGTGCGCAGCGGCTTCGATCCGATGCACACGATCACGGCCAGCCCGAAAGATCAAAACGCGCTCATCGTGCCGACCCTTGTGCAAACAGGCTATGGTGAGCGGCCCGGTCAGGCCCCGCGCGTGCCAGGGCTGCATAAGCCCCTTGGCACAGCCGTAGCGGGCGGCGGCAAACACGCTCTTGTTGCCGCCTTCCTGGCGCAACACAACGCCGGTGCGAGAATGAAGAACAACGCAGGACGACCGGCCTCTGCACCGCTCAGCACCCTGACAACGCGCGGCACGCAGCAACAGATCGTCGCGGCGCACCTGATGAACATGCACGGCAGCAGCAGAAGTGCGCGCGATATCCGAGATCCCCACCCATCTATCTGCGCGGGCGGTCGTCACGGCGCGATCATCGGGGCCTTCCTGCAAAAATACTACGGCCAAGGCGTCGGGCAACGCTTGGACGAACCGCTACACACCCTCGCAACACGCGACACGTTCGGCTTGGTGACCGTAGAGATCCATGGCGAAACCTACGCCGTCACCGATATCGGCATGCGAATGCTGACCCCACGAGAACAATTCCGCGCCCAGAGCTTCCCAGATCGCTACCAAATCGACCGGGCCGGAGAACGGATCATGACCAAAACCGAACAAACCCGCATGTGCGGCAACAGCGTACCACCAGTGATGGCCGAGGTGCTTGCCAGCGCCAACGCCGCGCATTTGGCCGTTCCCGTTGCTGCCTAAATTCCACCTAACCCCAACCCCAATCCCGAAACACACAGGAGGCAGCATGCTCCATAAGCCCAAGGGGGCAGGGGTGTCACAACTGTAACACCCAAACTGGAGCCGCAAAGAGACTTGACTTGAGGTCTGGAATCGGTGCTTTACTCCAATAAACGCAATAACAATCAAATAACATCAATTCGCGTTACTAGGGCAGGCAGATGACAAACAGCAGCAGACCACCGTCGCAAATCGCCAGAGAGATCGCAGATCTACTGGAAGCAGCCATCAACAGCGAAACCTTGAAGGCCCTTATGCCTGAAGGCAAGAAGACGATGCGCAAGTTTCAGTCGAAAGAGGTTGCCGAACTATTGGGCGTTCAGCCCACCTTCTTGCGCCAGATGCACATGAAGGACATCATCCCAGAACCAGCGGACAAGCGGTCGAATGGCCGGTTCTATAGCGCTCAGGAAATCTGGGAGATGCGCAGCATCCTTGAGCAATCCGCGCGGACACCTGGAACCTATAGGCCATGGAGAACAGGCGACGAGAAGCTGCAGGTTTGGCAATTCATGAATTTCAAGGGTGGCTGCGCGAAGACGACCTCATGCGTCCATATGGCCAATTTTCTGGCCCTGAAAGGCTATCGCGTCCTAGCCATCGATCTGGATTCCCAGGCATCTCTTACCGCTATGTGTCAGCAGGAAATCACTGCCACAGCAAATAAGCCAAATATCTACAGCGCGCTTCGGCCAAATGATCCGGTCAAGATGGCAGATGTGATTGTGCCGACGACCCTGCCGGGACTAGATCTCGCACCGGCTGATCTTGACCTTGAAAACTTCACTTTTGAATTTGCGGCGCGCGGCTCTCAGTTTAAATCCCGCTTGGAAGATGCAATCGCTCAAGTAGCTGACCGCTATGATCTGGTGCTGATCGACAGCCCACCAAGGCTGGATTTTGTGACGATGACCGGGATGGCCGCAACCACATCGGCCATCATCACGTTTGCACCGTCAATGATGGACCTAGATTCCACGGTGAAGTTCACGAGGATGGCCAGCGAGTACATGGAAGTCCTCGAAGAACATAGCTTGGAAAAACCAATAGTATACGACAACTTGAAATTCTTGATCACCAGATACAGCCCAAGCATCCAAACCGAGACAAACCTTGTTTCGTTTGTAAGAGCGACACTGCAAGATCATATTATGCTGCCCGAAGTGCTGCATTCAGCGGCGATCACAGATGCAGGGCTGACAAAACAGACGATCTTTGAAGTGGACAGGAAAGATTTCAGCCCCAAGACATACGACCGCGCACGGGCGTCGATGGACAGAGTAGGTTACGAGCTTTTGAAATTGATCCGCAATACGTGGGGGCGTGACTGATGGCTAGGAACATTTTTAACAACGGTAATCAAGACACAGGCAAAACGCCCCCCCAGGATAGCGGGCTGATCGCCGATAAGCTTCCTTCCCTTGCGATCCTGAAAGCCGCGAGCGTGCAGGAAAAACTGTTAGATACAAGTCTGATTGATGAATGGGGGCCAGAGGACAGGCTGAGCGAGACAGACTTAACAGCTGTTAAGTCTCAGGGGGGGGACGCGGACTTAACAGCTGTTAAGTCTCCTGATCCCACCGACGACGACAGCCTTGTCGCGCTCATTGGATCTATCGAAACATCTGGACAGTCCACACCAATTGAAGTCAGGCCCTCGACGGAAGATCCTGGACGCTATCAGATTATATGTGGTCGCAGGCGACTAGCAGCTTGCAGAGTGCTAGGCATTCAAGTGAATGCGCGCATTCAGACATTGACCGATGAACAAACGCTGCTGCGAAAGGGGTTGGAAAACTCAAATCGGCGGGCACGGTCATTCTATGAAAACGCCATTTTTGCCCAAGCTATCGAAAACGCGGGCTACAGCAGATCCGTCGCAGCAAAGGCATTGGGAGGTAAATCACATGCCTCAATGTCTCAACTCCTGCGGGTTGGTAGCGCCATTCCGTATTCAGTTGGGGGGCTGATTGGATCAGCCCCCCAAAGCGGTAGGCCAAAATGGGATAAGCTGGCAACCGCCTTCATTGACGAAACGTTGGACGAAAAAACCGCGATCAAACGCCTGAAGGACATGCAGGGGTTGTCATCGGATCAGCGTTTGGAGCGGCTGATTGCCTCTCTTGTAGAGAAGCAGCCTCAGGTGATCCGTAAAGCGCCACACGGCGCAACAATCAAAGCAGGGCAGGGGGCCTTGTCCATTTCTATCAAACGAACCGGAGCCAATGCGAAATTTGCTGACTGGCTCAACGGCAACATCGATCGCGTGATCGAGAAGGCCCATCAAGAATTCGAAGCAGTGAAAGAAGAACAGGAGGAATAGGCAAAGGAAA